GAGAGCCTTTTCCTGCTTCTCATGCTTCTTACCGTCCATTACCGTAATGAAGTCAAAACAGCCCCGTTTGAACAGTTCTATTTTGACCGAAAGAGCCATAGGTATCTGTATGTTTTTATTTTTTGCCATTGATCTTTTCCAGCAGCTTGTTATACTCTAATAGTTCCTCAGTAGTCAAAGCGGAGAGATCAGGAGAAAGAGATCCTGATAGGTTTGTATTTATATCTCCCTCTATCGGCTGGGTGGATTTACCAAAGATCCTATCAAAGATCATATCAATGGTATAAGTTCTCCCATAGCGTATATCAGAATTTATAGCGGAAACAATATTCAGTACCCAGATCGGAGTAGTGCCATTTTCAATATCCTTTGCATTATCCAGGATCTTCTGTAGTTCACCAGGTGTACGCTCCATGAGGAAACGGATCACCTCATAATAGTCCTCTTTGCCCAGCTCAAACCCCACCTTTTTACCAGTGAGTTCTCTGAGCTGTTTATATAGTGAGGGCTTCCTGCCATTTTTCTTAGGCTGGTTATCACTGGTGAACCTGTTACCTTGTTTATTTCCTTTTTCAAAGAGTGCCATCCGTTGTTTTTTCGTTGTTTAGTGTGTAGGTGACACACACTTTAAAAGCAAAGAAAATCAGATAGGAAAACCTACCTGATCCCTCGCTCAGATTATTATTGCTTTTCCTGCTCCTGGTACTTATCCCAGAACCACGCTATAAGATCCTCACCCGCTTCATCGTAAGCCTCCAGCTCATCCATCAGATCATTAGCCATGTCTATAACTTCGTTCATAGCTGCCTGCTCATCTTCGCCAGAGAAAAAAGGGCTATATCTGCCATCCTTATACTTTTGGATAACATCCTTTTGCTTATCATTCAATGCTATTTTATCCATAACTGTATGTTTTATGCGTCAATACTCATTATAATTTATACTTTTTGATAATCCCTTTGGCTGCACTGGTGTACTTATCCGATTTACCATGAACAGCCTTAGTACAAACCTCAGCCCAGAACTCGCTCACATTCGTAGAAGCGTATTTGCCATATCCAGACTTTCCTTTATCAGCTCTCCACTTCTTATAGAGTGAATTTACACTCTTACCAGCTGCCTTAGCATTGGGAGAGGATAAATTTGAGTTCCAGGTAGCGTGTGCCAGCTCATGCGTGATAATGTGAGCCACTGGTTTGTTAGTCTTAGTCAGGTGCCCACTTTTGTATCCACTTTCAGCCCACGCTGCTACACTCTGGGTAGTGGTGTTCTTTCCGTTGAATACCTGCTTATTCAGGATAACCTGCTTAGATTTACCTGCCTGGGAAATATGCACCCCTCCAGTTCCAGCATCCAGAGTAGCTATCTTTATATCCTTTTGCCTTACACCCAGGACTGAGTGAAAGCGTGAGATACTTTCTTTAACAGCTTTGTACACCTTAGGGTTTTTGATCGAAGCCAAAGACTCAGGTTTTCCGATTTTACCCTTATAGTTAGAGTCATTTTCGGGTAATCCCCCATTTTTAGGAGGCTTATTACTGCTTCCGCTTGTTTTTGCCATATCTAAATTATTTAATTGTTGCCTCTATCTCATATCTTCCGTTTACAAGTTTCACGCTCGTAATTTTATAGGATGCTCCACGTTTCAAAAGGAACTCTTTTTCCTTTGCTTTGATACCAGTAGCGTTATCCATGTCGGCATAGTGAGTACCCTTTGGAACTTTCAACCTGAAAACTGCACTCTTACCGCTTCCACCCTCAGCAAAAGACTGAGCCACTTTCTTACTTGAAGAAACGCTCATGTAAGATTTTTCCTCTATAGATTTACCTATCAGCTTTTTAGGATCGGTAATTTTCATACCCAAAACTTTCTCAATGTCGGTAACTCCTCTATAGCTAACAGTCTCTTGTGCCAGCTTATTCTTAGCTATCGCAGCATCCATCAACTTGGTTGCGCTTGAAGTCTCACCAGCTCTTAGGGCATTATTGATTAACCCATATCCAGCACCCTGATAATAACTCAGAACCATCTTATCCTGTGCAGTGTACTCCGCTGATTTCTTAGCCTGGGCATTATTCTTAATGTTATCCTTTCTCAGTGCTCCGCTTGTCTTACTCATATCCTCACTTTTTAGAGTTAATGAAATCTTGCACATATACCAGGCTGTTATCTATACAGAATTTACGGATCTCATCACCACCACCATAAACCAAAAGGTTAGGCGTTTGTAAACCTGAGATCTCTCTGGCTACCTCCAGCTCCATTTTCAAATATTCCAATCTGCCAGTATATCCACGGGTAAAAAAGGCATTATATCCTTTCGGGATCCCCATTTTATTGTACTCTCTGAACTTTACGGACACATTTAGATCAGCATACACCAGGATACCGCACTCCTGGAAATAACGACTTATCCAGCGTTTTTTATAAATCTGGTGCAGCCCGTAGGCTATCGGTGTGGTATCATATACAGATAAGTTTGGTTCTACCAGGGCTGTAACCCCACTGGTTAGCACTTTTATCGGATCTTTCCAAATAGCCTCAAAACGGTAATCATCAACATAGAAATGATACGTAGATACATCCTTTCTCAGTCGGCTGTCAGCTCCCCAGGGAGCAAATGGCAGCTGGAGTTTCCCCGCTTGTTTATCCAGGAGCAGGTTAGGAATGTCAAACTCGTTATTACTCTCATAAAGGCAGTCCGTGAGCATGGATCTATAAAAGTCCTCTTTATCATCCACAGGATCCTCATCATCTTCTCCAACTGTATCATCCTCCTCAGGCTCCTCAGCTTTCGCTTTCTTTTTAGACTTATCATCATCCTCTCCGAAATCAGGAATAGCCAGACCAATAAATGAGAAATCTACTTTATCTTTCCAGTCCTCATTTAAAAGAACGGGATCCCACTCCCCATTATTTATATTATCCCTGAGGACTATATCAGCCTCCTGCTCCTCTGTTAAGTCATGGTACAGAATGGTGGGAACCTCCGTTAGCTTTAGCTTTTTGGCTGCTTTAATACGCTGGTGCCCTCCCAGAACTACCAATTTGCCAGTACGATCTGATAATGGCAAAGGTCGGTGAAGCCAAAAACCGTTTAAACGGATTGAATCTACCAACCTATCCAGATCTTTTTTGCTAATCTTTCTGGGATTATTTTCTAAAAGAGTCAGATCCGATATTTTACGGAAAACAATTTCATCACAGTTCATCCTCTGCCTCCTCTCCTGGTTTAGTTTCGGTTTTCTTATCTTTATTAGGAGTGTTATCCAGGTACTCAGGAGCATGCACGATCTTTCGGATCAACTCTGCCATTCGTGCCAGGAAATAGAGCCTTTTCCTACCCAGGAACAATAGAGTAACCCCGTCACTGGTATAACCTATAGAGTAGAATTTACCTCTATAATGCACTGGCAGAGGTAAAGCATCGTATATCACCAAACGATCACGGGAAAGCCCTGTAACCGTTGCTGTACGGTTGTAAATACCATCTTGGTAGATGTTCACTTTCTGCTCTTTCTTGATCGGATCCTTAGGATATAACTTATGTATGTGGCGCAAAATGACAAATACAATCACCAGCACCGAAATAATATAAACTACAGTTGTAACCATACCTTTCTCATTTACTTGGTTAATAATGCAAATATACTAAAAGTGTGTAGCTGATACACACTTTTAGCTATAAAAATTTGATTTAGAAGCCAAAAACCAACATAGCAGCATCACGTCCATGCTCATTAGTTCGCTTTCTCCAGCCTGTATAAGTTTTGAAAGTGTCCTGAGGGAGCTTTGTTACATTCCGCTTTGGAGCAACCATTTCAAACTGTACGCCTAAATCGGTGAGGAAATCTTCCCATATCGTAGCATCCCTTTTCACAGATCCTACACCCTGGAGCTTTTTACGTTCTTCCTCACGTGTCATACGCTCAGTTCCAAACCAGGTACGTTGTCTGGGATCCTCAACACGAACTATTATTTTTTTGCCATGTAGTGCAGCCAACTCTTTTACACGATCCATAGCCTCATGGATCTTTAACGAGCATACAGTAAGCAGCTTTCTTTCCCGATTATCCCACTCGGAAAACCCAGTTTCCACTCCTGTATCAATTCCTACATAGATCATCCCTCAGCCTCCTCTATTCCAGCATCCTTTAAATTACCTGGGATCTGGTACAGAACAACAGTCTTAGCACTGGTACGCTCCTTTCTGGGCAGGAAAAGCATAGCCATCATCAGGTTATCAGGCAAATACTTGTAACGTATTTCCTGGATCATCGGCAAACCTATAGCATTTTCACTATGTATCTCCAGAGTCCAGAGGTTATCTACAACTCCGACTACCACAATGGCACAACCATGTAAGAATTCCCCCAGCCGATACTCCCCGTGCTCATCCTGAGCATACGGATCACTGTTTGCAGTCTTTTCCAGATCATCCACAAATGAACGATTGAGTTTCTTTTTCCTCCAATACTCAGGGAAATGTACCCCTTTTCTTGCTTCTTTGCTGGGCTGAAACATACCCTTGTCTACAGAACAATCTCCTGCCTTGCTGCCCAAATCAACGCCTACAGCCGTTTCTTCTTTTAGCATTTTCTCATTTAGATCTTGCATAACTCAAATTTTATACGGTGAAACAATATTATAAATAGCCTTGCATACCTGTATATCATACAAAGCATCATGTAACTTACTATCATCTACCTGTATCCCCAGGGCTTTAGCAACCGTACCCTGTTTGAAATTTTCCATTTCAGAACGTTGTGCAGCCAGATAAGGAGTAGCCAGTACCATAACATCTATACTGTTACTCCAGAACCAGGAACCAAAATACTTATCATTGTTTTGTAGGAACCAGGCACGGAGAAACTGGTTATCAAAATGAGCGTTGTTATATCCAGCCAGAAAGAACTTATCTTTCTTATTGAACTTATCTACATACTTACCCAGCATTGCGGTAAATTGCCCATACACCACCCCCATAGCAGGATAAGCCAATATCTGCTCTTTCGTGACTCCAGCCACATCCAGAGCCTCCTGAGTGATCTCAGCTCTCGGATTAGGCTGTACATGGAAATCAAACGTTTCCTTTACTTCACCATCCACTACGATCTCACCGCTTATCTGGTGGATCCCGTGTTTGTTCACTAACGTACCTGTAGTTTCCAGGTCAAAAAATACAATCTTCATAATTTCAATATTTATATGGTATTCTATTTATTTTCTTCTTTCTTGTACTGCCTCATAGCTTGGCTAAGGTTTTCCGTCTTATCCAGAAGCTGAGCCAACTGAATAACGTTCACAGTATCCTTACCATCCAGATAAGCCCATACGGTACGCAATGCCTGGGCTATTTCTTTTGCCTCCTTAGCGTCTTTCTGATACGCATTGATCTCTTTATTGGTAGCAGTCTTTTTACCCTTGCTTTGGGCTATATTTACCGCATCTTTGGCAGCTTTGACCTGTTCCTGCTCTGTATCATAGTTAGACACAATATCTCTTGCTGCTTTAGCTGAGATCTGGTTTGCTATGATCCTGTCCTGAATATCCTGAGGCAGATCCATAAGGGAAAGGCATTTTGAAATAAAGGCAGGAGACTTTCTAAACTTTTCAGCGATCTCTACCTGGGTATAGCCAAATTCTTCCTTGAACCGCTTGAACATTATACCACATTCAATTTCAGAGAAGCGTTTACCCTCATTTCTCATCATCTGCTCTATATAAAGATCCTCCTGGCTTGCATCTTTCGGAGCTTTTAGGGCTTTGATAAATGGAATATCGGCACCCTCTTGGATCGCTAACATAATAGCACGGTAACGTCTTTCTCCATCAACCAGCTTGTACTTTTCCACACCGTCCTCTTTAAAAGGGATAACGGTAATGGGATTAAGCACACCCTTTGCCTTAATTTGTTCTTTTAACTCATCCAGATCAAAATCTCTACGAACATTAAAATCATTCATCACCACGATATTACGGGGATCAATCAGAAAGATGTCCGTTCTTTTTGTTGCATTAGTTTCCATAGTGTTATTGTTTACTTTTTAGTACTTTAAGTGCGAGTAGCGGATCTTTATCACAGAGAATATTCCAATTCTTAATATTCTTATTTACACGAGCATGGCATCTGATACAAATACTACACGCTTTCATAATTCGACCTGAACCATATACCCAGTGCATGCCAGGGTATAAGCGAACATTTTTCATAATTTTCTTAGCAACTCTCTGTTTCATATCAATACTTAAAATTAGTAAAGTGAATAATTACGCCCTCAAAAACATTGGATTTACTGGATCCAAAGAACCATTCTACAAAGTCCTCAACACTCAGACCGTCTCCCTTTGCCACTTCCTGGATAGGTACCTGCTTTCCATCAATCCAAACCTGAGGATAAGCATCATCGGATCCGTATGTCATGGTTATTTTTTGCAGTCCTATCTTTGGCATCTTTAACCACTCCACCTGAGGGGAGTTATACGGTTTAGCACTCCAAGATCTCAGGGATAAGTACATCTCACCCTTATTGATCTTTTCCTCTTTTGATTTCCACCAATCATAGTTTGCCCTGATTGTGTGCCTTTTATGAGTTCCAGGTCTCATATAGACTTTATTTAAAACCTTTTCCTGGAAGTTAGTCGGTTGCCCAGCCTTGCTATGAGTAGCAGGGAACACCCTGGATAGGGTAATAGGGGCTTTTTTGATTTTTGTTTTCATCTCAAAAGTGTTTATTGAACACACATTTACTTAGTTAATTACTTTCGATAACTCTTATTGCTGTAGTGGATCCGCTCAAACATTTCATCCAAACGGTCTGCTATACGCTCACCATATCTTTCTGAAAAATCACTCTCTTTAAGGTTGGATGTTGCCAAAGTGAATAGCTGTCTATCATACCTGGCATATATAAGCTCTGTAACGGGAGAAAACTCATTTCCCCAGCTTTTTACACTGGATGGTTCAGTTCCAATATCATCGACAAAAAGCATATCCACGTTTTTCAACTTATTGAAGTATGCAGGATCATCCCCAACATTTTTAGCCAGATCCAACGCTGATACACGATATACACCCTTTCTCTCAGATGCAAAAGCACTCTGATAAAGTACTCCAATCATATTGCAAATAGCACGCCCCAGGGTTGATTTGCCAGATCCAACGGTACCATAAAGCAGTAACCCTACTTTGTAATTTCCAGTAAGCCATTTGGCTGCCTTTTCAATCTTTTGCTGTGTTATAGAATCGTTGATAAACTGTACACGTCTCTTTACTACTTCCTGTTGATAAAACATCATTAGCATCTCAACAATGGTTTTCTCATCATAGTTGGTAATCCTAAAGCGTGTCTCTGTAGCCCTCTCCAGTTGTCGATTCAGTACCAGCTGGAGCTGTTTGCGCAAATTGTCGTCCATTTTTTTGAATCTCCTCATTATATCTACCTACAACCCAGTTAAGAATTGCCAGGTAATCAGATTTATACTTTTTCCCTTTGGAACCCTTGTAGTTATTGAGTATTTCTATCATCCTCTTTGCTCCCTCCTCAGAGTGCTCAGAGCATAACTTAGCATACTCATCCCTCGTAAGGGTAACGTAATCCGCATACTTGTATTTTTTGGCTTTTTCAGCCTTTTCCTGCTGTTCTGGTGTTAGCGGTGGAGGTGGTGCAGCTACTTCATCTGGGGATCCGTCTACAGTTTCCTGCTTAGGCTGGAATACCTTTGCTTTGGTAACATCACCACCTTTTTTACCAGCCATTCTCCTTTTCTCCCTAATTTCCTCATCCTTAACCATTCGCCTACTATACACAGCACCGTCCTCTCTTATAGCACATACTCCGTTATCTATCAGAGTTTCCAGCCAGTCATAAGATCCAGAGCAATCTTTTCCGATCATTCCCGCTATCTCATCTTTCGTATAGGGCTGGTGGTTAGGCTTCACCATTACACCACGCTCCACGCTTTCCCACATATAGCAGATCATATCAAACCACAGCCCTCTCACATCAGGAGGCATAACCTTAACCTCAGCGCAGCTAAGCCAATCACGGGTATAAAAGGGCATTGGTATTTTATCTTTTGCCATATTGAGAATATTTAGAGGGAAAGGATACCTGGGGGTATCCATTCCCCCATGTTTAATTAAACTTCCAGAATTGCAATATCAGGAGCGATCTTACGGATCTTATCCAGAACCTCATCCAGACACTTGTCTCTGTAACTTTCTGTCAGTTCGTTAGCTCCAGGAGAAACAAGCTGTAGAATAATATCCCCATTTGAAAGATGGTGATCGAACTCTACTTCAATAGGAGTTTTTGCAGTTCCTTTGAAGATGGCAATATTCACCGTGAAGCTCTTAGGCAAATTACTTTCTACCTGGCAACGGTAAACCTCAGCTATAGAACCAGACGGATCATTTTGCTTTTGAATCTCAGCTTTAGCGTTAGCTATGAAGTTTTTGAGAACGGAAACGAGCACCATACATTTCTCTTTGTCCTCAAACACACCACGATTGAGACGCAAGAACTGCCCCAGCTTAGCAGGAATCCAACCCTTTTCTGCATCATTGATACCGAACTTTTCAAAGACCTCACCGTACTCTACAGTTCCTTTGATAATGCCCTTTTTATAGTAGTCATTTTCATTTACAGTAAGGGTAATAGACATATCCTCACGATCCACAACCACATTAGCGGTTTTCTGATTAACCTCACTGATACGCTTGCTAAGCCAGTCAAAAGGAGTAGAGATAGTCCCAGTAATATTAATTTTTTCTGGTGGCTTTGTTTCCAATGGCTGAACTGGTTGTGATGCTCTACCCTCTCTGTACTCAATAATGATAGGTTTTTCACCTTTGTACTCACCGATATTCACGGTTAAACCTCTTTCTTGATCTTCCATTTTTCTAAAATGTTTAAATTGTTAATAATTAATTATCTGTACCTGTTCTTCTGATTTCCATTTGAACAGTTCTCTGTCTTTCTTCCTGGGTTATTGGTCTTTCTTCCAACAAATAACCGTCTGGAGTGTACCATCCTACTCTTTCCTCCTCTTGGTCTATGAACTTGTAGCACTCACCTCTTACGTATTCACCACCATTTTTTAGGTTATACAGGATCTTATCAATTCGTTCCTGTAAAGGCTTTAGCTTCCCTTTATAGTCCGATTTAATTCCATCCAGTTCCTCCTGTATTGTCCCTAATTGAATAGAAACATTGGCAAGTTCAGCACGTAACAAATTGGTTTCTTCCTGATCGTATTTGCTGAGATAGCTCCTTTCTTCGATCTTATCACAGCTATCTTTCAGAATTTGCGCCCTCTGTTCTACAGGGAGTTCCGCTAACATAATATCTTTCATTCCGATAAATAATTGATTAGTAAATGATTAAAATTTATGTGAAACTGGAATTTATTCAAGAGGATAAAAACCAGGATCGCTATACTCAGAATACCATCTATCACTCTCCAGGTGATCCATTTTTTGGGCACAAAACCCAGAAGCAGGAGAGCAACAAACCCGATCCATTGCGAACTCATTAACCCCACAAGGCAAAAGAAGAAGTAGAAAAAGCCAAAACTAACATAAGCCGTATAGAGTGGACTGTAATCTTTCGGATCCTTAACTCCCTTGTACTTTTTAACTCCCTGATCCACTTTCTTAACAGCTAATAGCCGTAGGATTTCAACGAATAGGCATACAGCCACTAAAAGATAGAATACTGTTATCATAGCTGCCATTATTTGAGGTGATCCCCTACAGTGAATTTATACCCCAGATATTCAGCCCACAGTTTTATGAACTGCTTACCAAAATACACCGCTTTCTCTCCCGTTTCCTGGCACAGGCGGAACCCAAAGGTCGCATACGAGTGCGAGGAGCGATTATGCGTATTCAGACAACCGAAACCCGCAACCGCACCAGTACCCGCAGAAGCAGACAAGAGGGCACCCCTTTCCTCATCATCCATATTATCTATTTCAGACTGAGTATAGAGATAAAACCAGGGGAAATAGTAAATCTTGCTGCCCTCAGCATCTGGTATCGGTTCAAAGTCCTTACCCCACAAAGCACGGCTGATCGTTTCCAGTTTCATAAGTGCTATGTGTCGAGGTGCAATAATTCCCCTTGTAATCAAATCATTCAGGCTTTCGTCCGTTTCATTGATAGGATCCACTCCCAGAGCAGCACAAGCATCCTCATAGGTTTTAATGTTACGATAGTCTGAATAATCAGGCTTTTCAGGTTTCACCGCATCCTCGCCAAATAAAGCGAGTAAAACAGTTCTTGTGTTTCCACAGGCTACAGCAAAAGCAGCCTCCAACTTTGGTTTTTCAATTTCGATCTTTCTCATCTTTCAATGTTTTTAATCTGTTAATAATCTTTTTTGTTAATCTTATTGCATTATCCACTCTGGTACTTTTACCTGGTGGAATATTTTCTATTAAAACTGGTACCAGCCTTATAAGCTCAGATACCAACTGGTTAGGTATTAGTTTCATCGGCTTTCCTCCAGTTTGGATCTGGATCTGGTATTTCCAAATTCAGATACTCCAGTGCATACTCTCTAAGTTTTTCACAATAGGTAGAGAAAGTAAGTGTATCCATTGTTGCAGTAGATCCAGGAAAGGTTATGATTTCTCCAGTGTGCTTATTTACAACCTGATCCGCTGTCATTTGAGATTTAAAAAACTCATG